TGTCCGTGAGAACTGGAACAGCGACGGCTCCGACGCGGTGCTGCCGTGCGGAGAATTTGAGCTTGACAACATCTCCTGCAGCGGGCCACCGAACACAGTCTGCATCAAAGGATCTTCGATTCCGTTTTCTTCGCAGCTCCGGCAGACCTGCAAGAGCAAGGCATGGGAAAGCTACACGCTTAGCGGCATTGCGAATGAAATCGCCGGGAGCGGCGGTATGACCTGCATGTATGAATCGGACAGCGACCCATATTATGAGCGCGTCGAGC